CGCTTAAACAACTAGCTAAAGAGGGCTATCAATTCTGCAAGCCAAATGGCGACTTGCTTGATGGCGTTCCAGTCAACATCGTTCATGCTACCGACATCGAAAACGCCAAGCGAAAAGTGCTTCAAGCAGTAAGTCAATATGGCAAGCTTGATGACCAAGGCTTTAAAGATTTCATAGTAGACGTTGACTTCAAAATGGATAACTTCGATTTTCCTGATTTTGTTTTGCCGGATATTGATGAGCCTGAAACAAGCGAAGGCAATACAGACGATGACGCAATCCCAGAGGTGGACGATAACCCTTATAATGTAGAGCGAAATGACATTTGGCTACTCGGAAATCATAGGCTGATGTGCGGTGATTCTACTAGTGAGGAGGATGTAGCCAAGCTCATGAATGGTGAGAAGGCTGATCTAATTCTAACTGATTTACCTTATGGTGTCTCTTATTCAAGCAAGAATGAGTTTCTAAACAATAGGGATAAAGGTAATAGGATTGAAGAAGACATTAAAAACGATCAATTGGCACCTGATGAGCTAAAAGATTTCGCATATAAAATCTATTCTAATTTAATAGGATATGTAGCTGAGAAATCGTCATACTATGCTTTTATGCCCCAAGGAGGAGAGCAGATGATGATGATGATGATGGCTTTAAACGATGCTGGGTTTCAAGTTAAGCATGAATTGATTTGGTTGAAGAATAATCATGTTTTTGGCCGAGTTGATTACGCATATAAACATGAGCCTATATGTTATGGTTGGCCTAAAAATAAGACGCATGGGTTTTACGCTAAAGAGTTTAAAACTAGCATTTTTGAATATAAAAAACCCACAGTATCAAAATTGCATCCAACTATGAAACCTGTTGAGCTATTAGGTGAATTAATAATTAATTCTACAAAGCCAGATATGGGCGTGATTGATCCAACTAGCGGCTCTGGTAGCACCCTCATAGCTTGCGAGAAAACTAATAGACGTTGTTTCGGGATGGAAATCGATCCTCACTATTGCAGCGTTATAATCAAACGCTGGGAAGAATTTACAGGCGAGAAGGCAATCAAGCAAGCACATCCTACACTATAAAAAAAGGGGTTTCATGCCTAGCAAATGGACAAAAGAAGCACCTCAGATTTTGTTGAAATCGATGAGCAAAGGCCACAGCTTTGAAGCCTCTTGCTCTGATGTTGGCATATGCAGGGATACCGGATACGATTGGATTGTGAAGTATCCTGTATGGGCAAAAGCAAAAAAAGAGGGTGAGGCCGCAGCTCTTAAAATGCTTGAAAGCTATGCGCTTGCTGACTTGAGCGGTGTGATACCAGAGGCTTTAAAGAAGCATGGCTCACGCAAGATCAATACAGTGATGGCCATCTTTTTGTTGAAAACCAGATTTCATAAAATCTATGGAGACCGAACAAAGATCGAAGGGCTTGAGAAGAACGAGAAGACGGGCACTATCACGCTCAACTACATTGATCCAACAAAGAAAAAAAAGAAGAAAAAAAAGAAGGCTGACTGATGGAAAGCGGTACTTCATTTACAACTATAGATCCAACCATCATTCCTTTTCAGAGGGATCTATTGGAGCTAGTGGAGAATTGGGATTATGCTACTTCAACTCTTGAAGCGTTTTGTTCTGGGGCTTACGGCTCGTCTAAAAGTATTTGCGTTGCTCATCTTATTGTCAAGCATTGCATTGGTAATCGTGGTGCCGTTGTGGCTATTGGTCGCCGCGCTTTGCCTGATATCAAAAAAACCATCTACAAGGAAATCATCGACCACCTCGACTGCGAGGAGCTCCAAGAGGGCAAGGACTACATCCCAAACGATACAAGAGCAGAAATCTATTTTCCGGCCACGAATAGTAAAATAATCAGTACATCGTGGGCTGACAGGCGATATAAAAAGTTTAGATCTCTTAAGCTCAGTATGTTTGTTCTGGAAGAGGCGGCGGAAAATGACATCAAAGACAAGGAAGCGTTCATGGCCATAAAGGCTAGAATGCGTAGGATAACCGGGCCTGACGGCCCTGTGAATGGACCTGTAATCGTGTTATCAAATCCAGATAACGAGGAGCATTGGCTTTATGACTACTTCATTGAAGGCCAGCACAAATATGAAACACGCAAAGTCCTGTATTCGGTTACCTCCGATAATATTTTCCTCGATCCAGCATATATTGCCCAGCTCATGCAGGATCTCAGCCCGAAAGAGGCCAGGCGTTATATTTTTGGTCAGTGGCTCTCGTTGTCGGAAGAGGTTGTATATTATGAGTACAATCCAGATCCCGGCCAGAACTACAGCAAAGAAAATTACATACCTAAACCTGAATACCCTATTGGATTGACGTGGGACTTCAACATTGGTCATAAAAAACCAATGAGTGCTGTGCTGTTCCAGTATGACGAGGCAAACGATCATTTCCATTTCTTTGATGAGAGCATAATCCAAAGCGCAAGGACACAGAACACCCTTGACGATCTTGATGAGCGCGGTATTTTTGATTACCCCAACAAGTATATTGTTTTCGGTGATGCGGCTGGAAAACACAGAGATACAAGAAGCTTCAAATCTGACTACGATCTCATCTATGAATTTTTAGAAAAACGAGGCATCGACTTCCAAAGGATGGTTCCCCCTTCAAATCCTCCTATCAGAAAACGGCATAACATTGTCAACTCATACTGCATGAATGCAGAGGGCAACAGACGCCTCACGATTTATAAAAACTGCAAGGTGTTGCACAAAGGCATGAAACTCACTAAAATCAAGGATGGTGCGAACTATATCGAGGACGATAACAATGAATGGCAACACCCTACAACCGCTTTGGGGTATGCTCTTTGTGCAATCAAGAAAAAACTAAAGCGAGGCAAACCCATACAAGGAAGAAAATAATGATTGATCTGATGCAAAAAGAAACCATGGAAATGGTTGTAAAGTATGTTGAAAGTGAGAAATCAAGGCTCGGCCTCAACTCAAAGCTTTTCGATTTTCTTGAGGGAGAGGTAAGCCCTCACTTGCACGAAAAAATGAAGGCAGACCTTGGCGAAAAGTCATATGAGGCGGCAAAGGACAGGGCTGTGCCTGTAAATATATTTAAAAAATATGTTGACAAGGTATCAAAAATATATCAGCAAGAGCCGCGCAGAGAGATCGAAGGATCTGAAGGGCAGGCAAAAGAAAGTGACATGGGCATTGTTGACAAATTTGTTGAATTGCTAAATTTCAACTCAAAGATGAATAGCAACAATGAGTTCTGGAACGGCTATCAATACTCATTGCTCCAATCAGGCATGAATAAGGACACGCCTTTCATAAGGACGATACCCAATCATCAGTTTTTAATTATGAACGCATCGCTTGTGGATCCAACCTCAGACGATATTGTGATTCTGATAATGACACCTGAAAAAGACGAGGCAGGAACAGACGTGCCGATTTATTGGGTGTATACCGACGAGCAGTTTGCCATTTACGCAGGCGATTACAGAATAAGAACGGATATCATGCAAAGTCTTGAGCAGACTGGCGAGCTTCCATATGAGGGAAAACCCTTCTCTTATCTGTCAGCTTCTGAAAACCTTGTTATGCCAAAAAAGCAGATCGATGCCTTCGACATGGTACTGCTCATCCCACTACTTTTGTCTGACACGACATACATTGCAAAATTCACGGCATTCACCCAACTCTATACAATAGATGTTGACGCTCAGGATCTAAGCCTCTCACCCAACTTTCGATGGGACATGAAAAGTGATGACGAGACAGACAAGAAACCAGAGGTCGGCACAATCAAGCCCGATGGCGATATTGATAAACTAGTCAAGCTTTCGATGTCACTCCTTGAGATTTGGCTCAACGAAAAAGGCATCAAGACAGGATCCATAGGCACAGCAACAACCGAGAACGCGATATCTGGCATAGCAAAGATGATCGACGAGGCCGATACAACAGATCTCCGAGAAAAACAAGCCTCAATGTATGCTAGGTTTGAAACTGAATTCTGGGATTATCTTTTGAAAGTGCAATATCCGTTCTGGAAAGAGCAGGGATTGATTGAGGATTTCGGCACATTTTCGCCAAATGCCAAAGTCAAGGTAAGCTTTGCTCCTCAAACTCCAATGGTTGACAGAGCAACGATAGTTGAAGGACAGAAAAAAGAAGTTGATGCGGGCTTTACAACAGTCAAACGTGCAATCAAAACAGTCAATCCAAACATGGGCGATAGTGCTGTTGAAGCATTAATGGATGAAATCGAGGGCGAAAAGGAGGTATTAAGTTTTGGCGAGAAACAAGACACAGACGAAACTTAAGCTGTCAATACCAAAATTTCTTGACTCGCAGGACAGGCTAGAGATAGCAGAGCGAGTGATAGAGTTTATTGCAGAGCGTTCGAGGGATGGGCATAGTGTTTACAACCGGCCATGGAGCGGTGAGGCTGGCAGGTACACCGAGGAGTATGCCAAGCAAAAGGGTGTCAGCAAAAACGGGCCTGTTGACTTGTCATTGTCTCACAGCATGCTTGATGCAATGAAGTATTTTAAAAGCATGTCAAAAGCTGGTCAGATCACTGTTGGGTTTACAAAAGGCTCAACAAACGAGCGCAAGGCCGAGGGCAACATTACAGGCAAATACGGGCAGGAAAATCCTATAGCAGGCAAAGCCCGTCCGTTCTTAGACATACTCAAAAAAGACTTGAATGCCATCGTCAAAGAGTATCAAGAAGAAATAGGAGAGGACATCCACGGCAATCCAATCGATCAGACAGAAAAAAAGACTGGCGGAGTGAATCCCATAACAGGCGAAAGGGATGAGTAATGGCAAAAAAAAGCAAGGCTATAAAAGACCTTGAGCGGTTGCTTAAAAAAATCACATCAGCGAGAAGCCTTAGAAGCATAGGCCAGATGAGTATCAAGATCGTAAAGGACAGAACCAGAGAAAAAGGCCAAGGCGTAGACAAGCCGGGGGGAAGGCTTAAAACCCTTAAGGCAGTTACTCCTGAGTATGCAAAGCAAAGAGAGAAGACGAGAAGACATCCGAAGGCAGCAAAGGGCAGGCGTTCAAACCTGACAAGGACGGGCGCACTTATCAACAAGCTCAAGATTGTCAAGATTGATAAAAACAAGCACCTTCTTTTCATTGGATGGAAGGATCTTGAAAATCAGATGAAAGCCGTAGGGCAAGAGGCACAGGGCAGGCCGTTCCTATATCTCTCGGCCTCAGAGGCTGTTAAGGTAAGGAACGATTTTAATAAGCTGGTTGACGAACTGGCAAGAAAAGTTTGACATTTTAAAAAAGGGGATGATACCATTATGACTACAGAGCAAAATTCCGATTCTAGTTCATCAGTGATGGACAACTCTCAAGACAACAATCAAAGCACTGATTCAGTGAATACAGGCGCAGGGAACGAAGGCGATACTGTTCGCTACGGCACTTATAAAAAGGTGCTTAACGAAGCAAAGAACCTTCGCTCAAAGCATAGCGATGCAATTGCACAGCTTGCAGTTTACCAGAGCAAAGAAAAGGAAAGCGCGGAAAAGCTCCTGATCGAAGAAAAAAAGTTTGATGAGGTGCTTAGAGCCAAGGAAGTTGAGATTGAGGAAACAAGAAACCTGCTCAATCAATCTACAAAGCAGATGACCGACTATCAAAAGATGACGGGATTTCTGCAAAGCCTTGGGAGCGCAAAGCTGGAATCAGATTATTTCCAGTTGGTTGAGTTGGACAGGATCAAGTTGGACGACGAGGGAGCTTTGGATCAGGCATCTCTAAACGAGTATGCCAACGAATTTAAAACGAGACACCAAAGGCTTCTTATAACACCCAAAAGTGACCTTCCAGCAAATCATACAGGAGGCTCTGGAAAAGCAGGTTTGACTGTGAGTGAGTGGAAAAACCTCAAGAGTTCGAAGGAAATGAGGGAGAGGGCTAAAGAAGTCGATTGGACAACAGCCGAATCCTGATTATCAAGACCTCTGAGGTGTGTTTTTAACTTTGGAGGTTTTTATTATGGCAAAGACAGATTTAAGTGATCTCGAATATCAAATTCAGACAATGTGGGCACCGGTTTTTATGAAAGAACTAAGGGAATCTTTTTTGCTTCCTTCTCTAGTTTCTAAAGAGTATGAAGGCCAGATAAGGCAAAAAAATGATACCGTCAGAATCAGCCAAATCAATGAGTTGACATCCGATCTTAGAACAGTCGGAACTGATGCCGACACCTACGAAACCAATAAGATATCAACAAGTTACGTGGATCTCAAAGCGGACAAACGAGCCGTCAGCGCAATAGAATTTGACGATTTGGTAGGCATTCAGTCAATCGTAGATCCTGCTTCAAATCCTGATGTTAGAATGGCGATGATGCACGATATTGGTCGTCAGATAAATACATATTTGTATTCTGTCATGGTGCCAAGCACATCTGCTCCTGACCACACAATCAACTCTACTGCAGCTATGAGCAATACAATCATGGCGAATATGAGAGAAGCCTGTGCCAAGGCGCACTGGCCAAAAGACAAGCCATGGTATCACTTGATGGGCCCAGAATATTATTCTGACTTCCTAAGTGACAACAACTTGGTTGCCGATACCTACGGTTTTGAAGACGGAGCAAGAATCTCTGGACAGGTCGGACAACAGCGTTACGGATTCATTAACTATGAAGACGACAGCGCAGCAGTTGCCTCTTCATCCATATCCTTCTTGCCTGAAGCGGTTCTTTATGCAGCTCAGACAGAGCCTACTTTTCAATTAAGCTCTTTGCACTCCAATAAGCAATTTGGATTTGCTTTAAGTGTTGACCTTGTCTTTGGCGCCAAATTATCAATTTCAGGTTCTTCCAAGTGCTACAAGGTGACTAGCGCGGCTTAATTCATAGGATCTTTATTGGGGAATAAATGATGGCAATAGAAAAACCTAGATATGAAAATCTACAATACTTTGAGGCGCGAACGCCTGAGAAGCTTAAAGAGCAGCTTATGGCGTTCGACCGTCCTCATAACATCATGCCGGGTGGATGGCTTATAAGAGGCCAAATGTTTGGCGTTTGGATAATGTTTGACGTACCAGTCAAGCAGATCAAAAAAAAGGACTTGGTAAAGAATGAGACCAAGGTCGATCAAGAAACAAAAACACTTTAGGAGTATATTACCATGTTAAAGACAGCAACATTTGGAGCACCGTTTTCCAACGCATCTGAGTTTTATGAAACCACTTATGATTTCAGCGAAGACGCTGGCGCACAGGGCGATTTCGTCATGACAGCCGCAACAGGTGACGACTTGCTTGTAAAGCTTGTTGGTGTTAAAAGCACCACAGCTCCTACATCAGCCGGTTCGGCACTTCTCACCGTTGAATCGGATGAGACTGCAGATATCTTTTTAAACTCTGAGCCTGTAGCTACTTTCACAGTCGGTTCTTTCGTCATCCCTGAGAACGCCACAACTGGCGGAACAGCGGGCTTTGTTAAAGTATCAGCTACAAAGAAGCTTCAGTTTTCAATTGAAGCCGCTGACCTCACAGCCGGTGTCATGGTATTCTTGTGGGAAATCAAAAAATTCTAGACCCCCACGGGGGTAGATCCATATAGGTTTTTATTCCCCTCGGAAGGCACTTAGGTGCCTTCCGCTTAATTGGAGCGGTAATGCCAAAGACACCTATACCGGACTTGAACCGAGATTGCTTTGAAGAAAAAGGCAATCAGGTTTTTCGTAAAGTCATTGATCCCAGATACAACACTGTGGGATCAGTCAGCACTGAGATAACCACTACTGCTACTCTGATTGAAGTCCCAGCATCGGCTGAATCGGTAGCACTCAAGCACGTTGACACTGGCGGGATAATCTGGATAGGTGAGGATAATACTATTACAGCGGGCGGTGCCAATGCGTTTCCAATGTCGCCAGGCGAGATATTGCCACTAAGGCTTAAAAAAGGTGACGGCAATAATTTATATGGTATCGTAGCTTCTGAAACAGCCCACATCTACGTATTGGGAGCCTTTGATTCATGAGTACAACTGCAACATTTAATTTTGATGATGAAAATGCATATACATATGATACCGACAAAATTCAAGTGACTGAGAGCGGTGCTAAATTAAAGCTCGGAGATAACCCTGGCCAATCAATAACAGAAGAATTTTCATTGGATACTGGCTTCACTTATGATTCAGATGATGTTGAATTCGTACCGCTGAATGATACTAAGTGTTTTGCTTTATATGATAGCTCAATAGACCTATCTGGAGCATTGGGGGTAAAGACAGGCACTGCGTCAGGAGGTACTACCGTAGTTGATGGTAAACTTGACCTTGCTCATGCAGATACTAGATACGTAAGCTATGATCCCGTTGGCAATATTGACCAGCTTAAAAACAAGGGCTGTATTGAGTTTGATCTAACCCCCAACTATACGGGCTCACCAGCTACCCAGCAAGATATATGGCATACCGCAGGAGCAGCATCTGCAAACCGTATTCTTATATCACATCCTGCAACAGGCATCTTTCTGGTGCGTATTTATGATAGCGTAGGGAGCATCATAGTTACATTTTCCGGCGCATGGAGCCCTACGGCTAGTCAGGAATATACGTTTTCAATCAACTGGGACTGGGTTGCAGCCGAATCTCGCATGTTTATAGATGGTACACAATTTTCAACGACTTCGGCTGGAGTATCCACCAGAACCGGTACAGTTACCGATTGGAATATTGGTGGTGGCGCATCTGGTGCAAGTGTTAGCAATTTCAAGCTGGACAACCTAGCTGTCTTTGATGAACCTCAAAGAACAGCTGGCTA